CTCAAATCAATGTTAGCACGGACCACATAGGCTTTGCTACTAACACCTAGTAAACTGTAAGCGGCTTGTAAACCGTATTCGTTTTGCTCTCCGCCGTTAATACTGTTTCCTTGGCTGTCTGTTGGAAACAATGGAGTACCGAATGTGCTAGCTAAATCCATCTGGCTAGTGATGGTGTATATTGGAGCCTCTCCAGTTGCTGCCGGTACTGTACCTATTGCTGTAACTCCGGAGCTGTTAGTCTTGTTCGCTGCCGATGCTACGAATATTAAAGGTACTGTTCCAGGTGCTGCCGGTGTGTAAAAACTTTCATCGATTACACTTACGCTAACGCCTGGTGATTGTAGTGTGTTTGCCATTGTCAAATCTCCTAGTTTGGATCACTTTGTTTTATTTAGCGATACAGAGAGATTTTTTACCCTATTAAATACACTGTAAAGGGCAACTAAAGGGCGCGAATGACTAGATTATTATGCAAAAAATGCGGAACTAGGCCGTGTGCGGTCAACTATCATAAAGAAGGTGTCACACACTACAGGAGTCAATGTGACCATTGTGCTAGGGGAAGAAAAGAAGGCATAGCCAGATGGGCCAAGGCCGGCTACAAGTTAAAATTAAAATGTGATAAGTGCGGGTTTGCTAGCAAATATAGCAAACAGTTTAACGTCTATCACATAGACGGAGACCTAAATAACTGTCGTCACTCTAATCTAAAATCAGTGTGTGCAAACTGCCAACGTCTGTTACAAGATCTTGGCCTTCCTTGGCGGCAAGGCGATCTAACACCAGATTTTTAATCTGCTTGAACAGATCATCTATTGTTGTGTCATTACTAATTGTGTAATCTATATCTCCGCCGACCCAACTGTATTCGCTAGCATGTACATTAGCTTTATCTAATCGGGTCTTGCTTAATGCCCAGTTTATATTACCGTCGGGGCCTTGATTGTAGTGCTCGGCATCTTTAAACCATTTAGGATCTTTGCCTCTTTTAATACGTATGACTATTCCACCGCTGTTATGAATAGCTTTGATTTCATTTGGAAATCGAACATCGCTGATTACAATATTATCAGCAGTTTTACGCATTTTATTTTCTAAACTGGCAATCCACATATCATCATGGAATCCGTCTCTGATAACTTCTGTACCCCAATATTGTAGTATCCAGCGAGGAGTTAAATGTGGTATGTTTAAACGTTTGGCCCACCAAGGATCAACTTCTTCACGCCATTTACGTGCTTCTGCTGTACGTCCTTCTAGTAGTGTTCGATCCCAACCAAACACGTTGGCTACGGCATCTTTAAGTGTATTGGCAAAACTATCTCGCCTGAATTCGTGAAAGTTAACCAAATAGTCTGCGGCTGTATCTTTACCGCTACCTATCAAACCTACAAAACCTATTATCATAGTGTCCCCTGAGATAACAAAGTTTATTACATTTTTATTTAACTGTCAACCTCTAGTAAACCACATTGGGTTTTGATTGTCTTCATTATTAATCAAGGCCTGTTCTAATTTTTCAATCATCTCTTTACCTTCAGCTTTTAGTGCCGCACCATTAAGCTGTGTTCCGCCTTGCGGACTGGCAATAGTGGCGAACTTTTCACGTGCTTCACCTAATATGATTTTACAGTTTGCTAGTGCGTAGTCCTTTAACCATATGCCAGAATAGGGGTCTGAGAACAACTGAAAATCTGGACGTTGATTGTACATCCATAATAACACACTTTCTTGTCCTCTTGGTCGCTGTGTAATACGTAGCTTTTTAGTAACTGGATTAAAATCAAACAGTATATAACTACCAAATAACTTACCAACTTCTTTCTGGTATGATGCAAACATGTAATAAGTTGCGATACCGCCCATATTACTGGTACTCAACAAGTAGGTGTTAGAATACGCCAAGTTGAATGGTTCGAATAAACTTCCGCCGTCTCCGCCACCTGTTCTAGATCCAATACTACGACGAAATATTTCTCTAACACTGGTAACTTCTCTAGGCAGTATATATTCGTTTTGATCTATTTCTAGAGTTAAAAATCCATAGCTTTCCTCAACAGCATTGCTACTGCGTTGGCGATATTTTGCTAGTGCTCTATCAATAGCTACATTATAATGTTTAGGATCTAACTCAACATCAACGATGCCGTCAGCTAAGAAATTACGGATATAATTTACTACATCTTGTCGTGCGACTTCCAGCTCTTTTAGATAGTCTTCGTATTCTTTAGTGGGTTTATTGTTTAGGTCCATACCATTATTTACCTTATAAATATACTACTATGCCGGATACATTTCAATTCTTAAAAAACAAATATACTAGATGGTACTATAGTATTATCAATAATGCTCAAAATAGAGAAATTAATGACTATGTAGAATCTCATCATATTATTCCTAAAAGTTATCTTAGGAGTTTAAAGTGCCAAGGTTGAGTTTATACAAACCCGAAAAAGGCCCCGATTTCCGATTTCTAGATCGTGTTATCAACGAACAATTCCAAGTGGGCGGAACTGATATATTTGTTCACAAATATCTAGGGCCTGTTGATCCTATTACTGGTTCTAGTACTCCGGAAATACCTGTAAACACTAACCCTATACCGGAACTAGGCATACAGGATCTGCTGTTTATGGAAAACAGAGATAGGCATTACGATCCCGATGTTTATCATTTGCGTGGCATTTATACGATGCAGGATATAGATTTTAATCTAAGCCAGTTTGGATTATTTCTACAAAATGATAACATTATGATTAACTTTCATTTGCGTACTACTTTTGAAGCGATAGGACGTAAACTTATGGCTGGAGATGTGTTAGAGTTACCCCATTTAAAAGATGAATACGCATTAGATGACAGTATGGTAGCACTAAAGAGATTCTATGTGATTACAGATATAACTCGTGTCAGCAGTGGATTCAGTCAAACCTGGTATCCACATTTACTAAGAGCAAAATGCCAACCTTTAGTCGATAGTCAAGAGTTTAAAGAAATATTAGATAGCCCATCCGGTGACGGTAATAAAACCCTACGTGATGTTCTCAGTACATACAATCAAAATATCGCAATCAATCAGGCGATTATACAAGAAGCAGAACTTAATGTTCCTAAGAGTGGTTACGATACCAGCCCCTATTATGTATTGCCGTTAAAGGACGATGGATTGTTAAATCCGGTTGATACAACAGCCGGAGATGCCGATGCCAGTACAGATCATAATGTATTAGATGCCAGTTTTATTTTGCGTTCCGACACACAGGGCCCTAATCAACAGTATGCGGGCTATCTTACAGAAAATGCTATTCCACCAAACGGGTCGCCATATACATTTGGCATCACTTATCCCAGTAGCCCAGTAATAGGACAGTTCCATTTACGTACAGATTTCTTTCCTAATAGACTGTTCAAGTGGGATGGAAAATATTGGATCAAGGTACAAGATTCAGTGCGCATGACAGAAGATAACTTTGGTTATCAAGACACTGCACCAGGTAAATTGAACGCAGGTAAAGATGTTGAGCTAAATCAGAAAGCTAGTTTTGTGAATAACAATAATACAGCCACTATCAATGGTGTAGTGATACAGGAAAAACAAAGTCTAAGTAAAGCACTTAGACCAAAGGCAGATAATCTATGAGCGATTTTTTCTATGATGGTCAAGTAAGGCGATTTGTTACACAGTTTATACGTGTAATGAGTAACTTTAGCTATAAAGATGCTAGAGGTAATCTTACACAGGTACCTGTTCGCTACGGGGATATGAATAGACAGGTAGCACAGATACTGAGCAAGAATACTGAAAATGTTGTGCAGAGTGCTCCTTTTATTGCCTGTTATATCAAAGACATACAGTTTGATAGAGAACGTGTACAAGATCCATATTTTGTAGAAAAAGTGCAGGTAAGAGAAAGAGATACCAATGCCGACGGCAGTCAATATCTAAACACGCAGGGCAGTAACTACACAGTAGAACGTATCATGCCTAGTCCTTACAAGGTAACATTCAACGCCGATCTATGGACAACAAACACAGAACAAAAACTACAGTTATGGGAACAGATAGCTATCCTGTTTAATCCAGCATTAGAAATACAAAGTACAGACAACTATCTAGATTGGACCAGTTTGAGTTATCTAGAACTGTCTACTATGGTTTGGGAAAGTCGTAGTATACCACAAGGATTAGAAAGCGATATCAGTATTTGTAACATGAGTTTTACCAGTCCGATATGGATTACTCCTCCTGCCAAAGTCAAACAGATGGGTATTATAACTAAGATTATTACCAATGTGTTTGTTGATCCAACTGGCACGCTAGAAGGTGCTCCATATACTACAGAATTAGGATTAACTGATCTATTTGATGGTCAAACTCCCAGTGCCAGAGTTATTGTTACTCCTGGAAACTTTGATCTGCTGGTTTTAGATAATACAGCGACTCTATTGCCCTTTAAAGATTCTGCTATATTTGACCCGTTAACTGATCCAGCATCAGCAGAAAAAGTACAATGGCAACAACTGTTAGATTTATATCCCGGACAGTTCAGGGCGGGACTTAGTCAAGTTAGATTGGCCACTGCCTCGGGCAACGAAATAGTAGCATACGCATCATTAAATCCGTTGAATGATTTTGCATTATCTTTAAACTTTGATGCCGATACTATTCCATCTAACACTATTATAGATGGCAGAGGCACAGTTGACGCTATTATCAATCCAGTGACTTACAATCCTAAAGGTGTAGTTGCGGGAACTAGATATTTGATTTTGGAAGATATATCTCAAGATGTAACTGCGTGGACAAACGCAGACGGCAGTTATTTCTTTGCCAGTGCCAATGATGTTATATCATGGGACGGTGTTAACTGGAACATCTTACTCGATCCTAATACTTCAAGTGACCCTGTTTACATAACTAATACATATACAGGGATACAGTACAGATGGGATGGTTCCCAATGGAACAAATCATTTGAAGGTGTCTATGACAAAGGATCGTGGCGTTTGATATTATGACAGAAATAGTTTGTAGTGGTGGACTTTTCTTAGCTAAAGATACTAAAAGATTTTTATTCCTATTAAGAAGTCAGGGAAAAACAGCAGGCACATGGGGATTAGTCGGTGGTAAAAAAGAACCTAGCGACCATACTCCGTACGACACATTAAAAAGAGAAGTAGATGAAGAAGTTGGAAAAACTCCATCTATTAAAAAAATAATACCGCTTGAACTGTTTACTAGCAACGATCAACAGTTTCAATATAATACCTATATACTGGTTGTAGAAAAAGAGTTTATGCCCACTCTAAATAACGAGCATGAAGGTTACGCATGGTGCAACTTTAACAGTTGGCCAAAGCCCTTACATCAGGGCGTAAAGACCAGTTTAAACAACAAAAGTATAAAAACTAAAATAGAGATATTGCTAGAATTAATCTAGACTTTCAGCAAATGCCATTAGATTGTCAAATACTTTGACTTTGGCTTTGAGTTGTTTGTAAGCGTGATTTTCTAGTTTTTGCTGTGTTTTCTTTCCGTTTCCTGTTAATACTAGAATAGGAGTAGCACCCGCTTTATCCGCCATCTGTAGATCTTCTAGACTATCACCCACATATGCTCCGCCCTTGATTTCTAATCTAGGATCTGTTTCTAGAGCACGTTTAAACATACCGGTATTAGGTTTAGCAAACGGATCATCCTTTTTGTCTGACACATTGTACCATAGGCCATCTATACTGGTACAACCGGCATTTCCAAATAAGTTTAACATATGTTGATTTACGATATCAACATCCTGCATGGAGAGTTTATTTTTGTTGATAGAGGGTTGATCAAATATAATAGCCAGTTTATGACCTTTGCTACGTATCTTAGCAATGGCATTTATTGAATCTTCAATAGGTGTAAAGTCTTCAGCTTTTTTAATCACATCTGCTATTTCGCACAGTACTCCGTCTCTATCTACTGCTATAAAATATTTGTCAAAAGTTCCAGGCATAGATGGCTTGTTGGCCTGTACAGCCTGTGCTATCTGATTTTTTGCTACATTGAATCTTCCCATGATTACACCTTAGATTCTATATCTTTGACTATCTGTTCATAAATTTTATCAAGTTCTTCAATAGAATAGTCCATCATTTTTTCATTCAATCTGTCAACTAGTGCTGTGTCTAATCCTGTTATACGTATAGGACTATATTTCTTTTCTCCCTGTTTTTCAATAATTTGAAACCAATCTGGGTAACTGGTATTGATAGGAAATGTTGATCCAAATATAACTGTACCAGGTTTATTAAGAGCTCGGGCCATGTGCTGTCCCACACTGTCAACACCTATAAAATAATCACAGTATTCAATTATTGCTCCCCAAGCACGTAAATCAGTATTTGGTTGTAGTTTTACAGTATAAGTATCTGCGGCTAGATTAAACTGCTGTTCTCCAAAAAACATCAAGTTATAGTTTTCGGATAATCTTTTTGCCAAATGTAAGTAAGCATCAGGAGTTAGACTACGGCTTCCATAATCTACAATGTCAGCTCTATCTAGTGTAGCACCTCGACCAAAAGGTTGTATGACAATAGTTTTATCTTTTTTCTGTTGTGTTTTGGTATCAGCAACTGTATTAGCGGCCCATTTTTCTTCAGCAAGGCTGAACTTCATTATGGGAGGACCTAGATCACTGTGATCAGTTGTATTATTAATCTCTTGATCAAATGCTTCTGCTAAACTTAATGTTTGATTGAAATAACCGGGAACCCTGTAAGGTTCCGGAGTTATATATCTATCAGCTTTACTGGCTATTTGACTCCACAAGCCCTTGGTATCTACTCCGTATGTTCGATCCTGTAGTTCTGGAATACTCCAATAAAGTGCGTCCCAAGCTGGAATAAAAACATTCCAGTCTGTATTGGGATTTAATCTGTGATATTTGAGTAATGCTGGCATGGCAGCGATTACGCGGCCTGCTCCGCCGTCTATGTAAAAAATGGTTTTCATATGTTCTTATTATATAACTTAATTTATAAGAACACAACCCCAGTGATAAAATTTTATGCGAAGGTAGAGTATTGAGCAACTACGTTAAATGTACCAGCAAGATTGAGTACACCGTAAGACACTACATCTGTATGGTTAGCATTGCCTGACCAAGGAGTACCATTGGCCCATTTTGGAGTTACAGCACTACCATTTATAGTGATTGAAGTGGCGGTATAAGCTGTAGATCCTTGGTTCACTACTACTGTAAGAATAGTACTGTAGTTAGAAGGATTGGTAGGAACATTGGTAAAAGCTATACTCCATGTCGCACTAGGAGTTACATAATAGGTTTGTCCAGATGTATAACTTAGAGTAGTTGCTCCGGAAACAGATCCTACATTACTAAGTATTTCCAATGTGTTTGTTAATGTCGATAATCCAGTTGATATTATTCCTGCAAAAGAAGATACACCACTAACTGATAAGTTACTGCTAATCGAGAACGACGAAGTTGTTCCAGTACTAGCACTACCGCCTCCTCCTCCGGTATACGCTGTAGTTTGAACGGTGTTATCTGGGAATGTTAATCCACCAGTTACACCAAATGTCCAAGTAGATGCTGATCCCGTTGCCGGAGATGCTATAATGGTAACACTGCCTGTTCCTGTATTGCTGACCAACTGGTTAGGTATACTAAAG